GATGTAGGCACTCAGGAACACATCCTTCTCAACAACCTTAGTAGCGATGGTGGTGTTCAACTCACGCTCGGTGATCAGATCCAACTCGAACCAATCGTTCAGCATATCCTCATTCGGGATGTTAGCAGTCGCCGAGGTGGACCAGTAGATCACACCGTTACGGTTATCGGTAGCACCGAACTTCTCAAACAGGTATCCTGCGGAGTATCCAGTGAAGGTATTGTGGTTGTTCCAAGTTTGACGATTTAGCATAATATAGTCCTCTCTCTGTTTTTTCTCAATCAATGCGTATATTATATCGCACTGCACAGAAATGTAAAGTCCTGGAACCGACTTTTTTCGACCTTTTCCCCTGAATGTTTTTATGCCCCCATAAACTGGACTTATGGGGGTGCTAAGTCATTGATTTTATTAGGAACTTCGGGTGTCGTAAGTTATTGAATTTACAAACCAGCTGTACCAGCGGCGATACAAACGCTTGCGTGCCTCAAAATCGTCCGCCTTTACCCTCTCCCACGTCCCTGCAAGGTCGTTCAGGTCGCCCTTGATCACTGCGCCCTCATAATCACAGCGACCGAACACGACCACTGGACGGTCGTGGAGCATCGCCTCCTGCCCAGTTCCCGAGTTGATCACGTAGGTGGCGCAGGCATGGTCGATTAGATCATGGATATTGTAGTCGGTCACGTACAGGACGTTCTTGTACTGCTCAATAATCTCCATGATTGGAACCATAGCGGAAGCGTTGACTGGATGCCCCTTAAACACAACTGGAACCTGACTAGACTCAGCCCACTCACACATTGCCTTAACCATTTGTGGCACAGTTACATCTGAGTGATACTTAATCGTTTCGTCATGTGGAATCTGAATCGGTACGAATACAAACCCACCTTTTACTAGACCATTAATGTCACGATTGCCTTGCAGGTGTCCAAACTTCGTACCACCCTTTTTGATATATGCTTGAAGTTCGTCAAATGGAACATCTGAATATACTGCCTTCGGATCAAAGGTATCTTTGTATGCACTGCCACCAAGATATCCCTGAGTGTCGATTGTGAACAACCATGGGAATACAGTCTGCATATAATAGCGACAGTTGACACCACCACCCCACCACGCTTTCTCTACATGTGGAACATATACAGTTGCCTTCGGAAAGTATTCGTCAGCAATTGTTGGATTAAAGAACCAACGAGGAGCGGTAATGACCAGCGTTTCAGAAACTTCACTTGACAGTTTGTTGACGAAGTTTGCCCAATGTTCACGGATCGGCTCTCGCATACTGTTTGCGGTTGTCAATCCATTGCGCTTAAACATAATGTCTAGACGTGGTTTGAGAATTACGACCTTGGCAAAATCAATAAAGTCTGCCGCACGATCATACTTGTGTTTCTCAGCAACATAGGTTGGATTGTCATACTTGCGAGGTCCTTTACCAGTCCAGATTGCTGTGCCTCCAACAAACTCCCAATCCATAAACTGAGAGTCAAACTTATAGCACGCTTCATCAGGTAATTGCTGGAATACATGATTCAATGCAATCTGATCATTAAACCAGCGCATCGGCAATCCTTTAATCGTATCCGCAACAGCTTCAGCTACATTAAGTGCGTCTACACTATAATAAACTGCACCTGCTGCTACCTTTGTCCCTTGTGCCTCCCAACCAACAGTGCCAGGTAATGGCTCACGAGGATAGTATCCAACTGGCAGCTCAGGAAAGTCAAACTTCTCCATCACAAGACAGTCGATGTCAAGAATTAACAACTTTTTCGCAGAATGTAGAATAGGCGGTGCTGTAACAAAACGCAGACAAGCATAGTATGCACGTTTTTCTTCATCTGTTACATTGACAAACTCTTCATCGTTGAAAGTATAGGTCAAGCGTACTTGTACTGTTGATGCGAGAATAGCAGCGTATGAAAGTACCTCGTCCGTTGGATTGACTACATGAATGTGTGCATCAAACCCATGCTCATCAGCGGAATAAACAAATGGACCAGCATGATCTAGAAAGTATTTTGAGTCGCATGCTGCAAATACAACAGGACTGGTAGGAAGTTCGCCGTACATTATTGACCTTTTGGACGAGTCGACCACGAGTGTGGACCACGACCCAAGTTCCATCCTTTGTTTAAATAATTATCTAATTCTTCCATTTTAACTCTTTTCACCACACCAGTCAAGTTTATGTATTTCATATCTCTGGTTACATTTGTTTTGCCTTTGTGGGCAAGAGATTGCTTTTTTCTAGTTTCTTTGCTAACTTTTTTATTTTTGTGCACACGACTAGCATTCTTTTTATGCCAATCAGTTGCTGGGTGTCCACCATATTCCCAACCATTATCCAAATAATATTTTTGCTCTTCTGGGAATACACGAACATATTCTCCATTTTTGTTCATCCATGAAGAACCTTTGAATGTTATTCCTGGTCCATATGATGTTTCTCGTAGAAAAGATTCAACATCAGAAACATCAATTTTTTTGTGGGGAATTCCAAGAATGGAAGAAATACTTTTTTGATCTAGATAAATATGATCAGACATGACGCTACTCCTTACAGTGCGTTGTTGTTTAGGATGGGAAGGTGTTACCGCACCTTCCTGTCTGATCATATTTATAATTTATTGCCCCTGCGAACCGTCAAACCCATTATTTGCTCGATATCCTTTTTGGGATTCTTTAACATAGTTGACCCATGTGTCAGGATCGGTTGAATAATAATCATAAACACTCATACCAGACTTGATTGCTTCCATGTAGTATGTATCAAACAAATCTTCAACATCTGGTCTACGATGTGATCTAAACTCTCCATCGAACCAATGTTTGCGTCCTTCACTGTCCAATCTTTTTGTAGCATATTTCCCATGAGGCTGCGACGCCATGTCTGTATAGTGTAGAATCTTGATCTGGTCAAGCGGATCATTCTCACCATCGAAGTTGTTCCACTGACGATCAAATGACTGCTGTAGATGTGGGTTTTGTTGCAGACCACTAAACAGTTGTTGGTGTGCGTTCGGCACTGACTTGATCTGATCAATCGGTGGGAGAACTTTGCCTGCTCGCTCGCAGTTCCACTTTGCAACACAGGTGCGCCAATCACCCTTCATCTGAATGATAGAATGATCGTCCCATGGATTGTTCCACAACTCAGCAAGATCAGCAAGGATAATCATATCGCTATCCATATAGATCGCCTGCCCCTGATAACCGCAAGCAGCAGGAATACCCCAACGGAAACCAGAGAATGGAGTTGCCCATGTTTCAGAACGCCATCCATACCAGAAGGACATCGGATCGTTACTATGCTTCATCCATGTAATTTCAATTGGCATACTACTATGCTTCCTAGCAGTGTACTCAAGTACCATTTGACTTTCGGCATCTTCACCATTAGGTGCGCAGCCAACGAACAGCTTAATCGTATCAGTCATAAGTATATCCCATCAGTTTAATCACAGGTTCAAATTTATTCGCAATAAAGTCAATCGTCTTAGGTGTATGCAGTTCACGATAGTCTTGAATCTTACGAATGTTTGCTTTCAATTTTGTGTTCTCAATCTTGTATGGAGTAATCGCAAAACGAAACATCTCATTTAGATCATCATACATTGTTTGCATTTCTTCATACTTATAGATCTTATCAACTTGCAGCGTACCACGCTGTGCATATAGTTGATAGTCCATAGGCAGCAACGGAGACTTGAGGACATACTGCTCAAACTCCATTTGGAAATATTCTTGTGGCTTGATTTTCTGATGCCAGAAGTAACTGCTGACAACCTTATCCCAGGGATTGCGCTCAATGGTAAATTTGTATGCGCCGTTCCACCAAACGTCGTTACAATATTTTTCTTTGATCTGATCCCACTTCATATGTCCATTCATACCAATGTCCATATTCTTGGCTGGAGTATCGTCACGCTCAGAGCCAGTGCAGTAATCTTCGTGTCCCAGATATGGGAACACCAACTTCTCTAGCGTAGAGCCAGCAGTCTTACGAGTCTTAACGAATACAAAGTGATGTTTCTTAGATACAATCATTGCGTCACTACCACCGTTGCACCTTGGAACCAATTACGACAAAGAGGAACAACTCTACGATCATACTTTTCGAGCCATTCATTCATTGCTTTCCATTCATGATCTTTCCATGTTGTATATGCTACACGATTTGCTTTACCAGTTGGAGATGCTTCACCAAATACGCTGCGCCAACAAGCAAGTTCGTCAAAACGAATAATCGTTCCTGGCATAATCATATCATTCAACTCATCAAGTACAGTAACAGTTGATGAATAGATGTCACAGTCAACATGCAGATAACCGATTGGCTTTGCCATTTCATTTGCGGCACGCTTCCACTCAGGAATAGTATCGTTGAACCAACCTTTCCATAGTCTTACATTATCAGGCACTTCAGGCATCTCACCCTTGCGGTCAAATGCTTCTTTTTTTACTTGCTTTTGCCCCATGTCCCAGTCTTCAGGCAATCCTTCAAAAGAATCAAACCCATTAAACTCAAGATCAGGACGTGCGGTAGCAAGACAAGAAATAGTCAGTCCGCTGAATACGCCAAACTCAACGCAGTGAGTGTTAGCTGAGATATAGGGAGCAAGCCACTCAAGTTCACGAATACGAACATCGTTTGTATTTTGATCACTCGGTAAGAACTTAAACTTCAGGACATTTTGAAATTCTGTAATTTTCACTGTTGTTTTGCTCCCATTCCCATTGGATTATTATCGTCCCAAAAAATTACTGCAGTAAATTGAACCATAGCAAATCTCCCATAATCTTCCAAATCTGTTAACATTTTTATTGGAGTCACTTCGTGATTTAAACTTGAAGGAAAAATTATAGATCTATTGTTTTTGCATTCAACTTCAATTTCTCCACCCAAAATCATGTCACCACCAGAAAAACCCTTTGGTTCTTTATGGAACCACGTTACGATGGTAATCACTCCCATATCTGTATGCGGTTTATAATAATCAGAATCTTCATAGTAGCTTATCATTGTTCCATCATATGATGTTCTTTTCAAATATGAAAAGAACGGATGCATTGTCGCAAGTTCATCAGCAACTTCTTTAAAAATTTTTCGATTTGTGTTGAGTATGTACGAATATTCTTTTACATGAAACACTTCGTCCACAGCTACAGTTTTATTTTTTTTAAGCAAAGTTTTGCCGTCTAGAGTTTTTGCTGATCCAGAATATTTTTCTTCTAAAAAGAAATCTTTATTATAGAATGTGAGTTCTTTCCAAATATCAGAAAGCTCTTTTTCATCATATAAATCATCAATTACAGCAATCGGTAGCCCGAGTTCGTATAGAGAAATGTTCATTTATCACTCTTCCATCAATAATATGTTTTGGTTTCCTGTGCCACTTGCCGCCGATATTTTCGTTTAGGAACCTATCATCCTCAAGTACATTATTTACAAACTGCTGGCGGACTTCTTCATAATTGCAGTCGCCTTCTGTCGTGTGTAGTGACAGAATAACTCTTTTGAAGTTTTCTGTTCCATGGGTTTTGACGAGTTCTTTGAGCGTTTCACTAGACCCATAATATTTTTGCCAATCAGATTCAGATTTTTTGCGGCGAGTTGCGCCTTTCACCTTTCTCTTATTATAAAAGTATTTTCTACCAATGTAAAGTTTCCCATCAATCAACGACTCAATACAGTAAACGAAACCAACGAAATGCTGTATATCTTCAGATGTGAAAGGTTTGTCGTTGAAGATCCAAGGATTGTCGTAGTTAGTCGTCTTCGAAGTCAAGTTCGTCAAAGAACTCATCATCATCAACTTCTTCAGCAATATCCTCTTCCACATCTGTCAAATCAATATCGCTACCACAGAATGGGCAGTACATTGGTTCATTGTGATTAGCGATTCCATCAATATAATTGATCTGATAATCTGCGCCACATGAATCGCAAACAAGTTCGTAAACGATTTCAGACATAATAGTACTCCGTTGGTTTAATCACTGTTATTTATTATTGATATGCTTCTGCCCAATTTCCTTTCAAACCAGCAACTTCATATTCAGTTACACGATTCTCAAAAAAATTCGTGTGATCCGCACCGTTGAGCACCCACTCCAACCATGGTAGTGGATTATCCTTCACACCATAGTTTGGTTTCAATCCCAACTGAAGCAAACGGCGATCAGTGATATAACGAATGTACTGCTTCACTTCTTCTTGTGACAATCCTTCAATCTCACCAATTCTATACGCAAGTTCAACAAATTTGTCTTCCAACTTAACTGCTTGTCTTGCCATCTTATAAATCTCTGCCTTAAACTCCTCATCAACTACACGTGAGTGTTCAGAACAGAATGCCTTAAACAACTTAGAGTTTCCTTCCACGTGCATTGATTCGTCACGAATGCTCCACTCTACAACCTTGCCCATGCCTTTCATCTTACCGAAACGCTGGAAGTTGAGCAACATAACAAACGAAGCAAACAACGCAACACCCTCGTTGAATACAGTCTTAGCAAGAGCAAGAGCAAGACCACGTTGAGTGTGTGGATCGCTATCCATCATAAAGTCAACCTTATCGGTCATCTCTTTATACTCAAGGAACGCATGATACTCTGAGTCAGGCAAGCCAAGTGTTTCATTCAACAACGCATAGGCACGCTGATGAATACCCTCACGAGCAGCAAATGAACCAAGCATGTTGCGAATCTCATTGTTCTTAAACTTAGGAATGAATTGATCATAATAGTTTTGACCAACTGCGACATCTGACTGAGTGAACAAACGAAGGATGTTGGTGATGTAATCCTTTTCGGTTGGCGTTACACGACCACCCTTCCAGTCAGCAACATCTTCAGACAAATCAAGTTCGTCTTCAATCCAGTGCGCCTTTTCATGGCGAGTTGTTACTTCAACTGCCCAAGGATAATAGAATGGTTTGTAGGTCTTAGAGAACTCCATCAAACCACCAGACTGTTTCTTAACCAGCGTGTTACCAATCTTCATCAACTCAGTATAACCACCGATGTTCTTACCATCAATGATAATCTGTGGAACAGTACGTGCGCCATTACAACGCTGCATAAACGCAAGGACTTGCTCTTCGTTATACAGTTTGTTTTCGGTGTAACTAAATCCGTGTTGCGTCAACCAAGTCTTTGCTTGTACGCAGTAAGGGCAGTTGTCTTTTGTATAGACTTCAATCTCTGGGCTATGCGTCGTCAGTGCGGCGTTCATGTTGTTCTATCCTTTCTATATCTTTATATTTTCTTTTTGCTTGGTATGCTGAGTGCACGCCACTATAATTATAACCGTTTTCTTTGCACCATTTAGTTAGGTCTTCAACAATTATACTATTTCCATCTATCACCAGCAACCATTTCTTTTTGTTTCTATCATGCCCCATTGCTTTTATTGACATAATTTCTTTTGAATTTTTTTTGTGTTTTTTGTTTTTGAATGGATTTACTGGTCCAATAGATTTCATTCTTTTGGCAATAGTTTCTGGTGATTGTTTTGGTCCTGGTTTCCCACGACGCATTTCTGCCATTTTTTCTGCACCAAGTTTGGATCGCTGATAAAGAAGTTCTTCTTTACCGATACATCCACTAAGTGCTTTCCAAGCAATATAATCTTGCCTATTCCCATATTCTTCATATAACTTACGATGTGCTTCTGCGTGTTCTTCTACAGTAAGTTCTATAAGGTTTGATGGGTCATCCGTTCCGCCCATATATCTTGGAACAATGTGATGAACATGAGTATAAATAGATTTAGACATGATACGACTCCGCTAAGTTGTATTGTGTTTAGGATAAGAAGGTGTTCCCGCACCTTCTTGTCTGTTTCTATTTATATATTCTTCAACTTTACGCACAATCTGTTCTTCGCTATCGCAGGGGAACGCATTGCGAATCCAGTCATAGACTTGCCAATATTTGGCAGCATCATGCATGACAGGCAACACACTCCTCTTCTTGTGAAGTTTCTACGAACTCTTTCAAACGCTCACGCTCAATTTTTTGCGCAACATTCTCTGCTCTATTTGAAGTTTCTGTACGCAAATAATAGAGCCCTTTGCATCCATAACGCCAAGCATCAAAGTGTACCTTATGTAGATATGCTTTGGTTGCTCCAGCAGGGAAAAAGATGTTTAGCGACTGCCCCTGACAAAGATACTTCTGTCGTTCACCACCTTGGCGTACAACCCAATCCTGGTCAATCTCAATTGCTGTCTTAAACACTGCCTTCGATTGATCGTCCAGCCAGTCAAAGTGTTGAACGGATCCACCGTTGGTGATAATTGACGACCAAGTCTTGTCGTCATTCCTGCCAAGTTTCTCAAGCAATGCCTCGAGATATTTGTTCTTTGTTAGATGTGAACCAGCACGAGTACGACTGGTGAATGCATTTGCCTTCCACGGTTCAATAGATGGTGAAGTGCCACCGATCAAAGAACTGTTCGCATTCGGAGCGATAGCAAGCAGGTGTGCATTGCGCATACCATAGCCAACTAGATCAGGTGCTTCACCACGCTCTTTCGCCAACTGCATTGATTCAAGAATAGCGTCTTGTTGAATCTGCTTAAAGATACTTTTATTTACAGCAAGTGCCTCTTCAGATTCGAAGGCAATTGAGTGTCGTTGGAGATAGGAGTGGTATCCCATAGCACCGAGTCCGAGAGATCTTTCTCTTTCGGCTGAGAATCTTGCTCTGCTGATTGTGTCTGGTGCGTTGTCGATGAAGAACTGAAGGACATTGTCCAAAAATCTCGTAAGGTCCCGAACCAGCGATGTGTCTTTCCAGTCATCATATAACTCCAGATTGAGTGAGGACAAACAACAAACGGCAGTACGATCTTCGTTTGTTGCCAAATGAATTTCATTACAAAGATTAGAACCGTGAATCTTCAAACCAAGTTTCTTTTGCGCTTCAGGCAGTGCACGATTGGCAGCATCAATAAAGTTTAGATACGGTTCACCTGTACGATAACGAGTTTCAAGTAACAGTTCCCACAGTTTGCGAGCAGGCATTGTTTCACGAACAGTGCCTTCGTTCGGATCTTTGAGATCCCACATAGCACCATCCATCACTGCCATCATAAAGTCATCAGTAAGATTAACTGCATGATGTAGATTTAAATTCTTACGATTGACATCGCCAGTAGGAATACGCATGTTGATGAACTCAATAATATCAGGATGCGAAATATCCATGTAGGCAGCATAGGAACCCTTGCGAGTCTTACCCTGCCTGTATGCAGTCATGTCTGCATCAACAGTATGAAGGAAAGGAATAGGACCAGGGGCAATGTCACTAATAGAACGAACATCGCTCCAATGCCCACCGACACCGCCACCCTTAACAGAGAGCCAACGCAACTCTGCGGTGTGATCAATGAGTCCTTCAAGCGAGTCGGGGACATATGCAAGAAAACAAGAGATAGGAAGTGCTTTAGCTTTTTCATTTGGTAATGGTGCGTTAGAAAGAATTGGTGAACTGAACATGAACCATCCTTTACTCGCAGCATCATAAATGCGCTGCGCCAACCCCATGTCCCCTGCTGAATATGCTACTGCCGCACGAGCAAATGCTTCTTGCGGTGACTTCTCGTCTTTGCGGCAATAGTAATCTGTTAAAAGTTTGAATGCCTGATCTGAGAGGGATTTGTCCCTACGAACATCAATGCTGATGCCCAAGTGTTCTCTTGCCATATTCTTTCCTTGTTATTATTCTACAAACGAAGTCGTCATAGGAAAGATCTCTGCGATTACCTTAGCACAGGCACGAGCAACTTCCATATGTTCTTTTTGTGTTCCGTTTGCGCTTCTTAACTCAATATAATGAATCCATGAGCGGAGAGTACCGTTCATGTACATGCGTGACATCGTCAATCCTTCAGGCAAAACTGCACGTGCCTGTTCTTTTGCGATGCCGTGATCAATTGCCCAAGAGTATGCTTCTTGTGCTGCTTTGATCAAATTCTTTTGATGTTGTTCCCACTGATATTGAAGACGACGATTATCGTCATTCTCCATGTCCAGTTCTACGCTGTTCTGTCGATTGACGGTATCTTGTAGTCTTGCTTCTCTAACCACAAAAGACAAGTCCTGAGTTGGGTCGGCATACCTTTGTGAGAATTCTTGAAATGAGAATGAACGATGTCGTAAGATCTGTCTCGCAATGTCTCGAGTAGTTTCAATCTCAAGGCAGGCGGATACTGTTTCCAGTGGTGACCAATGTTTGTGCTTAACCAGATATCTAATGAGTCGTTCGGAAGTTTCTGTGTTAAATTGATTGCTTGGATTGCTAACTCTAGCGCAGTAGGCGATAAGATCTTGTACATTCTCTAATCCTTCGTGAGACATTTCCTCACTTGGCTTGCTATAACTAATCAACTTTACATTCATGCAAAACTCCCCCACTTATTCACCCAGTTTTCTGCTGCGTCATAGGCATACTGTTCGCTATGCCCTTTACACTCAATTAATCTTACGAAATGTGCACCATCATAACAGTCAACACACCAAACATCTTCACCTAAACTTTTATCAACAAAGACCACTGCTTTGCGGTCATTATCTTCATTATATAACTCACATGTTCTTACTGTCATCACCATCTCCAAACTTTGAAATATTACCAGCAATTGTTATTCTTTCTTCTTCTACATTATTCGGCGTCACCATATGCTGAAGCGATGATGGGAACAATACAAGCGAGCCTTCTTTAACTTTAGGAACAAAATTATTTTGATTATCTTGCTGTCCAATATAATTTATTGCTGAGTTTCTATTTAAAAATACAAAATTGCCACTATCTGGCGGTAATCTATGCATATATGCATACGAAAATATATTGTCACCATTTATATGATCGTGCGGTTCTTGGTAATCGTGTTTCCTGTATATATTAACCCAAGGAATATTTGCCAAATATTTACATTTTTCTAAATTAATTTCTTGAATATATTTTTCAACATAAGGAATAATGGTTGACAGAAATAATTTAACCCATGGCGTATCAAGAGTCAAAAAATCTTCATTATGTCCAGTAAGAACATCGCAAACCCAATCACGATTAGCTGAGTTTTCGTTTTTTGTTTCTATGACAAAATCGTGAAGATTTATATTTTTCAATGCAGAATTAATAATTTCTGCTTCATTAACTTCAGCAATATAAATTGGGGTTGAAAAAAATATCAAACTTCACACTTTTCTCCATTCACTCAACTTAGCTTTGGCTTTCAATCCTTGATAGGTGTTATTACTTATAATTGCTTGAACTTCTTCTGCATCCCTGCCAGCTAACACCATATCGTTGATGTCTTTTTCTTTTACATAGTCAGGGAACAAAGCAATACTATAACCTAGATCGGCAACTTTTTCAATACGCTTGAGAATTTCTTTATTTCGTGGCTCATTATCAAATACAAATACGATGTCAGTTGTACCAAGAGCATTAAGTGCTTCGGCAGAAAGATCTGACCCAGCCATTGCAACTGCGTTATCAAGAAACATTGAATCAATTGGTCCTTCTACTATGTAAACTGTCTTTGATCGATCAACAGTATCAAGACCAAAGATTTTCGGTGCTTCTTCATCTATCTTCACAGTTATATAGCGTAGACCATTCTTGCTAAACGATCTGCCTTGGAATCCCACCAATTGTTTATTCCTATCAATAAAGGGGATTATTAGGCGTGGTTCGTCTTTGTCAATGTCAGTAAATTTTGATGGTGCAAACTGTCTAGCAAATTCATAGAACTTCGGTGCATAGAACAGTTTGTAGTGTACACGCTTAGGAATACCACGCTTGGTAACATACTGACGCACTGGATGCTCAGGATCCAGTTGAGATACCTTTTTGAGTTTACCAAGCGGTGTTTTTAGATACTCAGGACGCTTCTGAAAGCGCAGGGATGGTTTTGACGCAGGAGATATAGGTTTGCGTCTTTCTTGAGTGCCGAATCGCTCTAGAGCGTACTCTTTGTGTAGAGAGGGATTGACATGTTTAATTAAATTAGATAGAGTAGCACCATGACCACAGTTGTGACACTTGTAGATTGGTTTGTTTTCTTTGTCGAAAATGTAGCCACGTGCCTTAGACTTATTGGTCTGTGAGTCTCCACAGAAAGGGCAGCGCATGTTATATACGCCATTGCCCTTGTTCTTAAAGTTTTCTAAAGAAGCAGAAACAAGTTGAATGTACTTTGTATCAATATAATCCATTCAGTGATTATACACTGAAAGGCAACCAAAAGCAATAATTATGACAAGAAGATTTTAATGGCGTCTAATCCACCTAGCAATAGCCAGCCAAGAACAATTGCTCCGCCAAGAAACAACCATCTGGTTTGCTCAAGATCAATCAATCGTTTATCGAGTTTTTGAAGAACTTCTGATTCTTCTTTAGCATGCTTGCGTTGATCTTCTTTCATCTCACGAATTTCTTTCATAATCTCTTTATGAGAGTCAGATATTTCTTCGTAGAGTTCGTCTTTCAAAGCATTGATCCTTATGTGTAGGTTTTCGATGTGTCTTTCGGTCTCCACACGACGATCCTCCATAAGTTGAAAGTAGTCTATCTCACCAGAGTCGTAGACATAATTTGCGGGTACTTTGCGAGCAGTCATTAGTCAGCCAACCATTTCATCGGCTAATTTCCTCCCAATCGAGTGAAGCAAAAACATCAGCACCAGCAGAATTAGTAGCACATACAAGTGTTAATTCATAAGGAGTTCCAGTCAGTCCATTTC